CTAATGTCCAGGGACATAGCAGCGTGGCGATTGGGAACCAGGCGGGGTATGACCAGCAGAGTTCCAACTGTGTGGCGATTGGGAACCTGGTGGGTAGAACGTCCCAGGGATTCAACAGCGTGGCGATTGGGTACGGGGCGGGGTCAGCGTCCCAGGGAAATACCAGCGTGGCGATTGGGTACGCGGCGGGTCGATCGAATCAGCATAATAATACCATTGTTCTAAATGCAACTGGTGCTGCTCTTAGTACTTCTTCCAGTAGTAGGTTTTACATAAGACCAATTCGCAACGTGGCGACGAACGATTTTTTATATTATGATCCGAGTAGCGGAGAAGTAACTTTTGCTAGTACATCCGACAGGCGCATGAAGCGGAATCTCCAACTTGCCAATTATTCGGCGGTCGACGAAATATCAAAATTAAAAGTATATACGTTCGAAGAAAAGGACAATGGCATTCATCCAGCCAACGAAAACACTGTGTGGACTCCAAGTGTGGGTGTCCTATCTCAAGAACTTTACAAATACGCGCCAACGATGCGACACACGATACACATTCCGGAGGACGTGGGCGACATCGATTCATTCGTGCCACCGGAAGATCCAAATGATCCTACGGTGGACTGGAGCGTCTGGGGAACCGAAACTGCTGGGATTGATCACATGAGATTGGTGCCTCACACCATGAAAGCTATTCAGGAACTCAACCAAGAGATTATTAATTTAAAGGCTAGAATTACTGAATTAGAAAATGCGAGTGCTCCTGGTCAGTAATGCATCTCCCTTTGAGTGCGTAAAAACGGGGTACGCGGTACAAATACGCCATCTTATACGTATGATTTTGAATAGGGGTCATTCAGTCACACATGTAACATGGAATATGCACATAGGTGGTGGAAGACAGATGACTTTTAATGAAGTCGCTGCATATCCGGAATTCAAACGATATGTGTCTGATATTTATTCTATAAATCTTTTGGATAATCCCAATGTTCGTTTGATGTTCTGTCCACATTCAGACTTGCGCGCTGAGATCCGTTGTTCTGAAATAAATGAAATGATAAACGTCACGAATTCGGACCATGTATTTTTTATTATGGACTGTCAAAAACTTATATTTAATGAGAATGAAAAGTTCAATTGTAAATCACATATATGGCTACCAATCCACTATGATCCAATTGAAAGATACAGCGTTCATGTTCTAAGTCACTTTGACCACATCATCCCTCTTAGTCCTTCCACCGAAAGGATTGTACTAAAACATATTGGACATTCAGAAAAATGCATCCCCCATGTAATTCATTTCCGAACACCTATACTAGATTATGTTACAAAGGAGCAAATAAGGGAAGAATTCGGAATACCCAAGAACAAATGGATTTTATTAACCGTTGCTGGTAATTACGAACCAACTGGAAGAAAATCATTTGACACCACGATGGTGGCATTTAAAAAGTTTCTCGACAATCATCCAGATGCTGTTCTTTGGTTACATGCTCAACATGAAGATACTGGACCACCTGCATATGATTTATTTGGAATGGCCGCCGATTTAAACATACCAAAACAATCGCTTATCATTACACAAACTTCTTTGGATGAAACGACGTTTCAAAAAATTTACAAGGTTGCTGATGCGTATATTTGTGGTTCTCGCGCAGAGGGGTTCGGGGTTCCTCAACTTGAGGCTCAGTATTATGGTTTGCCGGTGGTAGCCACTAAATTTGGAGCCATGGAAGACTATTGTTGGCACGGGGTCTGTGCCGAACCCGCCCAGGTAAGTTACAATCAAATGCAAAGTGCCTGGTGGGTGATGCCTAGTATAAAAAACATAGCGGATGCCCTTGAAAAAATTTACAATGGCGAATTGACCACGACAAGTGAAGAAGCGACTGAACGTGTAAGAAACGAAATGTCATTTGAGACCGTGTCTAAGAAGATCATGGATCATCTTGAAAGCTCGACAAATCTTTCTTAAATTCTGAATACAAAAGATCATAAATATTTCCGGTGGGTGATTCGTCATATTTCAGTGTAATATGTTTAGATTCTATCGTTGGTTTTTCTGCTTCTTTGGCTTCCTTTGAAACCCATATGTTAAAGTTTCCAGAAAGAATATAAGTTTTCTTACTCATTGTAGCTATTTGAGGGGGTGTATCATCTGTGTAATATAGTTTATTATTTTCTGTTTGACTTCTAACATCAACATGTGTGTCAAGAGAAGCATAATAACTATCAATTGCGATTCCGTTTTTTAAAACCAGCGAATCATTCACTATGACGCCCATATTTATATTATTAGTGATTTTATTTTAAAGAAAAAATGCGCGTTCTAGACAGATGATCTATCCTACCACAAAATGTCACTGGTGTGGTGTACCTTTGCAGTGGACCAGTCGATATGATTTCGTGACCTATGCCTTTGAGTATTTTCAGATCGAGTACAGGATTCCCTTGGAGCGGATGTCTAGGGTGTATCACAAGGGCAGATCGAGTTCCAGGAAAAACGTGTGCCGCTCCTGCTACAAATTGAAAATGAACAATATTCACCAGAGGGAGATTACAGGAAAGATGGTCAGACTGAAGAGTATTAATATCACCCCTGGTATAGGAAAATTTCTGATAAAACTCTTTGATCAATCGTGGAGACATCAACGCTACATCGAGTTCATGTGGACGAATGGACATACCTTTGATGCATTTCTGGATTACCTGTGCGCCCGCGATACAATTATGGGAAACATGTCAGGTGATATATTTGACAACGAATATCTTGAATACTATTACGAGGATATGGTTCGTTCACATTTCGACGTCCCGACAAACTTTGAGGCCACATGGAACGAGGAAGCTAGTATAATAGGTTTTCAATTAAACGGTACGGACATGATTAGCATAAATGCACATCCTGTTGTCGAGTAACGGTACACCATTTTTTGGCGCAAAGGGTGGATATCCAAGTCAGTTGAAGCACCTTATTAAGATGTTCAACGAGAAGGGTCATACAGTAACGATGATCCTTTGGGGTCTGTGTGGCGTGAAGCATGTGGGTGTACTTTCATTTAGAGATTTGGTGAACAATAACATTCTTCCAAATGAAACCAGAGACCCGTGGTCCCAAGGTCTTCTTGACAATCCTATGGTAAATTTTATTTTAGGTCCGTATGAAAAATTTCCTTGTGTCATCAAAATTTCAGACATCAACGAATTTATCAAGAGGACCAACGCAGATGCCATTTTTTTCTTACAGGACATATTCTTGCTTGAAACTACGACCCAGGAACAAATTTCATGTCCATCCTATTTATGGTTTCCACTTCATTATGAACCTATCGATGTACCTACGGTATCAGCTTTGGGAAAGATCAAGCATATTATTTCGTTGTGTCCTTCAACGCGTGAAAGAATTCGACGTCAGATGGGAAGGGACACTTATGTAGTTCCTCATGTTATTGAATTTAATACACCCCTTCCTCCAACGGACACAAAATCTAAAATTAGAAAGGACTTCAATATAGATGACACAAAGTATGTGATATCTACGTTAGCTGGAAACTATGAGCAGAGTGGGAGAAAATCACTGGACACTACTCTGATGGCATTCAAGGAATTTAATCTCAAACATCCGGAAACATTATTATGGGTACACGCGCCTACCCTAAATCACCCACGAGTCTATGATGTTCCATTGCTTATAAATACTATTGGAATACCAGAACATGCCATAAAATTTACAGAGAATACACTTGATGAAACCACGCTTCAAAAAATGTACAAGTGTTCTGATATGTACTTGTGTGGTTCGTGTTCGGAAGGTTTTGGAATTCCACAGCTCGAAGCACAATACTACGGGTTGCCGGTGGTCACCACGCGATTCGGTGCTATGCACGACTATTGTTGGTATGGTATATCAGTACCTCCTGTTCAGAGGCACTTCAATCATATGCAAAGTGCATGGTGGGTCAAGCCAAGTGTGAGTGGAACCGTGGAAGCTATGGAGAAGGTCTATAACGATGACCTGGAAACGACATCCGAGTGGGTTCAGAGTGAGGTGAGGTCTCAAATGAGTTACGAAGTTGTGAAAAACAAAATTCTCGAAATTATTGAGAAAAAATAAAGGTGGGTGATAATAGAATATGGAGCAGACTCCATTCAAAGCCGTTTTTACCAAGAAGACCAACTTCGTCACTCAAAGTTTCGACACGGATCCTTTGACGATTGATTACGGTGGAGAAAGCAAGTTTTTGATTCCACGTCACGGTGACTTTATCACCAAGATATATCTACTCATTGATTATACAAGTTCTGTAAGTTCGAATATTAATCACGCACTTGCCATGATCGATTACGTATCTTTGATTATTGGAGGAACAACTATTCAGCAGGAGAGTGGTGAAACGCTTAATCTTAGATTGAACGTTGAAACGGTAGAAAAACAATCCTTTTCGGTTGTTCAGTTGTTCAGGATGTTGGGTGGTGGACCTGGATATCCATTCTCAGATGAAGACCAGTACCCGCGAACGTACCGTCTTCAAGTTCCATTACAGTTTTGGTTTCACGGAAACGCAGAATTGGCAATACCGTTGGCAGCATTACGTTACCAAGAAATTGAAGTCGATGTTGGTATCAGAAATTCAGATAGGTGGGGTGGCGCGGATCCTGATGTAACGAGTTCCGAAGTACGTCTAAGGATTGAGTATGGTTATGCCCCAGATGAAGCCATAAAGTCGGTGATGAGTCGACCCCTATTATTTCCAACTGAACAGTTCCAGCTAGAAGAAAAACAATATACCGGAGATGTGTCATTTACAATGAAACCTAAATTCGTAAATCCTGTCAAAGCAGTTTTTGCTTTGTTCAAGGATACCACAACAGACACAAATAACATATTCGATTATTCAAGGGAAGATACTTCTGGTGTAGACACAAATGATTTTTTGTCATCGATGGAGGTCATAATTGATAATGAAGTGTTGATGCCCAAGGAAGTAGGAACATTCGAAATGTACCGTGGTTTTCAGTATTATACACATTTTGCCGGTTCATCGCAGAACATCACCACATCAACAGACCGTTACTGTGGTTTAATATATCCTCTTGCGTTCTGCAAGGATCCTATGAACAGAATTATTCCAAACGGGTCTATTAACTTTTCAACGATTTTAAATCCACTTTTCAATATTGAATGTAAGGGGAAAGGTTCAAATATTATACGTTTTAGATTGTACGCACTCTCGATGAATTTGCTTTACATTGAGAATGGTGTATCACAACTTTTATTTACAGGCTCTGAAATTACGCCTCCTCGATTTCCTTGAACTCGGCAAAAGAAATCTTGCCGTCACCATCTTTATCATATGTACTAACGTCAAATTCAATAGCCTCTACAAATCCAGATCCATCTGTATCCAGTCTATTGAATTTGTTCTCGATAAACCCATTGGCGGCATTGTAGTCGACTATATCTACCGAACCATTTTCTACTAAAAGTATATTTGTAGAAAGATAGTATGTCGTTAAAAGAATTTTTGATAAAATTTCAATAGGTGTGTTAATGTTTACTCCTGAGTTTTGTGAAATTTTGATGTAACCCTCATTTGAACCATTCCATATCTCAAAACGCATCATGTAAGGATCAGAAAGATTGGTTTCATCAGTATAACGAGAAGTACCTGGAATACCTACACGAGCCGTGTTGGTTTTTAGGTAACCATAATTATTTATTTTAAGACTTTTAAGAACACTGGTTCCTCCTTGTCCAACGCTTGTGTCCAAAATAATTCTTGTATCTTCAATTGTATAATTTTGTATTGTTTGCGCAAAATTGGATGACCAAAGAGAATAACCTGGCGTCAGAGAAGAAAAAAACATTTCGATGGAAGAACTTTGTGGACGTGGCGCGCGAAATTCATAGTCACCGATTACCACTTGTAGGGGTTGTTCTGAAAACGAGTATCCATAGAAACTTCCGTCGTTATGATAATCATGAATGTAAGATTGTAATTCCTGAAGGAACAGGGGTTTTCTCAAATCATTCCTATCTGTATTGTTCAACGTGGTGATTCTTGCATTAATTAATGGAACATAATTAAAAGGATTGTACCCATCGACAATAGCCTTGAATGACCAGAATATCGCACGGCACGAGTATGCACTATTGAAAAAATATCTATAAAATGAACCAAGAATTGAACCAGAAAGTTCTATATCTTCGGTTGTTACCTTTTCTATTGGATACTTTATGGACTTGGAACGCAACATAAAACGTTCACTTGGTGTCAATGTGACTTCTTCGGTTACGAACATGAAGTCGGTGAGATCGGCACCAGTCGCAAACCCACTTGTATCACTGACTAAATCGACAAGAGGAAGGAATTGGATCACCAATGTGATTTCAGAGTTGTGCATCGCACACAAGGGTAATGGTGTACGAAAGGATGTCGTATCAGCCTTGGAATCCACATAGTGATTATTGAAGAAAAATGGAATTGGAAAGAAAAGTCGTTGGGACGTATCGTTGGCTTTCAACACTGGTTGAGTATTGTATTTGGCACCGAGGTTGAATGAAACATTTAGCGTGTTTTCGCGATCCTGTTCACTGGAATACATCGATTCGTAGATGGACAACCATTCCCCTCGTAGCGTCTGAATAGTCTTGCCGTTCACTATGAGATCCACCTTTTTGATCATCGAAAGACCGAGGTTCTTCAGGCATGTGGGCGTTCCAGTCGTCGTGGGAAAATTAAACTTCAACATGAGACCAGTAAGAAGGTCGCCCATATCTTGGGGTCTAAACGTGTATCGTATCTCTTCACCCAAGAAAGTGGTTGACGCCGGTCTATAAAACCTATAAAAAGGAGTCGCCTGAGAATACTCATTGTAATTGTACTCCCTCTTTGAGTCAAAGTCGTACAAAAATGGGTCTTGTTGACCCACACCACTCAAACCTGTTAGAGCACCAATACCTGTGTCTCCACGGAATCCAACTGGAGGCTTCTGCATGTTCCTCTCTTAAAGAAAAGCGACATTTTAAAAAATAATAATGAGTCGCGAGGAACAGATAATTGAGGCGGCCATGAACGCCATCCAGCCCGTTCTGGAGAATTCTGTGATTGTAGCTGCGGAATACTGTAAGGCCACTGGCAGGAACATTGTGACGGCACTTGACATGGAATACGGAATGAAGTGGTGTGCTATGAATGTTACTGGGAGGGTCTTTGGATCCATCCTGCCGGACGAGGAAACGGACAGCGACAGCGACGAGGAAGACATGGTCGTGCAGGAGTCCGAGATGGGGTTCGACGACGAGTTCCGCGAGTACGAAGGGGACGACGAACGCTACCTCAGTGTCAACCAGGCGGTCCGCGAGTGGGCTGAATGGGAACCCGAAACACCAGCTGAAATCATGTTGAAGAATGCGATAAATTCAAGAATATAATTAGTAACATGTCTGGTAGAAACCAATGGAAGGATATGACTATGACCCAGACGAATATGCCACAATTTCTAGCGAGACCGAGTCCGAGACTGAAAAATCACTGGTCCCACTGGAACATGAAGAGAGTATTCAGATAATAAAGCCCCAGGTTGAGTACTCCGAACTGGATGACGTGTTCAGCGAGGAGCTGGACGACTTTGACCTTCGTGATTTCTTCATTGAAAAAAAGCAATCTAATAATAGAGTATGTCAAGTTACGACATCGTTATCGATAGTTCAACCAGAAAAGACAGAGCCACAACCGATGCTAACAACTTCACCACCTATCTCAGCACACCCCTTTACGGAATCCAATCTGTGAACTTTGTGAGCGCGTCAATACCATACATCAGTACGGCCAGCACGAATTCGAATGTTCATGCCTACTATATTGTTTTGGAAGTTCCGAACTATGGGATTTTGACTGATAGGATTTACACAGTGGATAATCCACCGGAGGGTGGTGATACAAACCTGAATTTTGCCTACACCGGAACACTTATTACGCCACAGGTCACCAATCCTCAATCCAATAATTACGTGATGAGTTCCATGAATGACAGAATCAGTGTTCAAAAGACCGTACCAGTCATGGAAGCGATCAGGGTGTCCATCTACTATTATGACACGAGTGACAGTTCATTCAAGTTGTACCCATTTGACAATGCCGGAACGGACACCGAAGAATTTGTTTTGAAATTGTCAGTCCAAGCCACCAAGGACAAGCGATTCGCCACCAGGCAACAGGACGAAGAAGACAAACGTCTGGAGCCCAAAATCGCGTCGCCGGTGACACCAGGGTCTGAAAATACATTCGCGCGCAAGTTGATAAACTACTACAGGTCTAGTACGCGCAACAAGTTGAATTCAGAAGCGCCCATGGAACCCGTAGGAGCCCTATTGCCCCGCAGAGAGTTCATGGGAGTTCCCACCAAGTATGCACAGATCCTGATTCCGATCGCCGTCGTTCTTTTGGTGCTCGCTATTCTCTTGGCTAAGTAATAATGGCTAGGTCATCGTATGTTTCAACTGGCTTGCCAGACTTCAACTACGAATATCACACGATATCATTTGACACACTGGATCAAACGAGTTCCAATAACTTTACTGTGTACTTCAATACACCTTTGAAACAGGTGGTTCAAGCACGTCTGTTGGGTCTCCACGTCCACACCCGTGGATCTGTGGAACACCTCTATATGCGAATCCGCGAATTGGAATCCAACTTCAATGACCGACTCACCAAGGACCCGCCGTCTGTTACCGCAGTTTCACCGGTTCAGTCCATTGCCCGTGGTGCTTTTGGGTCAATTATTAGCGACAAAGATCAGGGTTCGTCATCTGACCAGCTGATTATTTTCAAAGACAACTACGATCAAATTACTCAATTTATTCATCCTATAGAACATTTGGACAGGTTGACTGTGAAGTTATACAACCAGAATGGGGCTCTCATCCCCGACCCTTCCGGTGGTAAGGAGGTCAATCACTTCATCATTCGCTTCATCTGCCGTTCACCCAACCTTCCAGGGAGGCAGACGCTTCCATGGGTTCAGTCTAAGGCTGGCATTTAGATGTCGTCCTCCTCGACCACCTTGACCGTCCACTCCTGATTGGGTTGCTCTTTGATTAACTTGTCCAGACGCATCTTGGTGGCCTTGACCGTTCGCTTAACATGTTCGGCCAGTTCCTCTATCTTCTTGTCTTTGTTCTTCAGGAGCCACTCTTCATCCTCGTTAGACCACCGACCCGATTTCAGGGTCGAATGTTCCTTGGCGATCTCGAGAGCCATCTTCTTCACCTTGGTGAGTTGCCCCTCGAGACCTTCAATCTCCTTGATAAGATCATCGATCGTAGGCTTGGGTGCCGGTAACAGTTCTTGGTGACCATGCTCGCGATGCCAAAGGACCTTCTCCCAGAATGCCTTCATGATGGGCATGTTGGTCGCCCACCACTCGCGGTTCCGTGGAATCTCCACGCAGACAAACTCGGCAGGCTTGGGGTAGGTGATTTCTGCAGGTCGATATTGCACAAAGTCGCACACTTCCAATTCGAGGCACTCCATAAGTACCTGCACCTGCGCATAGTAGTACTCAGGCGGTGTTCCGTCACCAATGGCTCGTGACTTAGGACACTTGATCTCCAAAAGTCGTCCGCTATAAGTGATGCCGTCAGGTGATCCACCGATCCAGTCAAGGGTGTGGTGAGGTTCAAGACCAATCTCGAATACCTTTTGATTGTGGCGTTCTTCGTAGATCTGTCGGGCTTCATCTTCGTACTTTTGTCCGTGCTTAGTCGCCCAATCATTGAATGGCTCGCTGACTCCACACTTTTTCAGAATCAACTTCTCTGGCTTTTCGTAGGGATTCACACCTATCGCCGTGCCGGCATCGGATGCCGTGAGCATCGTGCCCCTCATCTTGAACCACGCATCGGAACGTTGTTCAGGATAAGTCTTGTTGAAAAACTTCTCCGCTTGGGGATGCATACTAGTTAGCATAGGGCTCTAATGTTTAAGTGGAGGACTGTGTGGGCGTCTTCTTCTTGCGTGACCTCCTGGGTTTCTCCTCAACCTGAATAACTTCTTCAACTTCGGCGACGGCAGCCGCTGCGACCTCGATGACCTCAGGGACCACCACGGGCTCGGGCTCGGGCTCCTCCTTGACCGCCACGGGCTCGGGCTCCGGCTCGGGCTCCTCCTTGACCGCCACGGGCTCGGGGACCGGCTCCGGTTCGGGCTCCGGTTCGGGCTCCTTCTTGACCACCACAGGCTCGGGGACCGCCGAAAGCAACAGACGAAGACCCTCAACATCCACGACCTTGTCAAAGTTCTTGGCGAACTCCCTGAAAACACCGTTGCCGCGCTTCTCCACGACAACCACATCGGGACCGAAAGCCTTCACGTCAGAGATGGACTTCACCGGAAATCCGGTAGGAACATCCACGATCACATTACCTGACTTGCGACCCCAGGCGCGAACCTCGTGACCGGTGCACATCTCATTGACTGTCTTAGAAATGGGATTGATAAGGGCGACCTTCATTATTACTTTCTGTGGACATTTTTAATCATAGCATTGGGTCGCTTGGATGGAACCAGTCTCTTTTCAAGTTTCTCCTCGAGTCGCTTTAGGGTGAAGTAAGCACCGGCTTGTTCAGCTTCTTTCTTGGTGGATCCCTTGCCCGTCCCCCACTGATGTCCCTGGACGTAGACCCCCACCCTGAACTTGGTGGCATCCACGTGATCAAGCTGACGATATTCAGGCAGATCCCACTTCTGAGCCTGGCAGACGCGCATTAGGATGTCCTTGTAGTTGTCATCCACCATTAGGCGATCCAGACGGATGAGATCTGGGTTATCCAGGACACCCAGGACGAACTTCTTGGCTTCGATCATCCCGAGATCCAAGTAGATGGCGCCCACAAATGCCTCAAAGACATCTTCAAGAATCTTTGGATTATTGTTCCATCCATTTCTCATCCCCTTTTCATCCATCTGAACCCAGTTGTGAAATCCTAGTTTGGCAGACACATCCGCCAGCGTCTTTCCACAGACGATCTTTGTTCTCGCACGAGTTAGAAATCCCTCCTGCAGATTCTCGTACCTATCGAACAAGTAC